GGCCGCTTCCCGCGTACCATCCCCAGGCAACGGACGTGTCGGTGTCGAACGACGTGCTCGACCAGCACCGGTTCCTGGTGATGATCATGTCCGGCTCTCCGCCCCCCTTCGGGTTCCTCCAGTTCGGCGGGATGATGCCGTAGCCGGCGGCCCACAGGGCAACGGCGTTGAAGTTCCGCTCAACGTCCACGGTGTGATGCTCGGCGAACGTCAGAAGCTCAGTGATGTTCGGCATCCGCCAGTCGTCGTACCCGCCCCATTCGAGGGTGTTCATCCTTTCGATCAGGTCGATGGCCGTGCCCCAGGCGCCCGCCTGCTTCCACGCGATCATGCTGCCCGAGTAGTAACTGCCAAGGAAATCGAGCGCACGCCAGTAGGTCGGGTTCGCGGCGCGTTCCGCCGCCATGTTCGCCCCGGCCGTCGTGTGTGTGACCAGGCAGCAGTACAGGCCGTCGTTGTCCGCGTCATCCCGCCACACCTCGCCGATGGTCGCCGTCCAGCCGGCAAGCCACGTTGTGGCGTAGATGTCGTAGCGCATGTACTTGGTCGCCAGGGCACTGTCCAGAACGATGTCCCAGAACCGCTTGGGCGTCATCAGCCCTGTCAACAGGTCGCCGACGATCTCCCAGTCCGGGTCGATGACCTGCCAGCGCCCGTCGGCGATGTCGTAGTCGAGGCGCCACTCCGAGTCGTCCTGCAGCCCGGTGAGGCTGCCGTTGACAGGGTATCCGGCCAGCCAGTAGGCATCGTCGCCGTCGTCATAGCTGGTGGTCTGCCCCGTGCGCGGCAGATAGGACATGGGCAGCTTCCCGGTGCCGGCGCCGTAGACAACCCCGCGCCGCACACTCGCCAGCGGCGGCAGGACGAGCGTGCCTTCCTCGCTCTCCCCGTCGAACTTGACCCCGGCCTTCACGTCCGAGGCGGCGGGCAGGTCGAGCGTGCCCTCCTTCGTCTCGCCGTCGAACTTGGTGCCGTCCCGCACATCAGCCGACGCCGGAAGGTCGAGGCTGCCGGTCTTGCCGCCGTCGTCGAACTCGGTTCCGTCGCGCACGTCGGCCTCGGCGGGGTAGTCGGCCTCCCCGGCGGCCAGCTCCCCGGTCAGGCTTCCCCTGGGGCCGTAGGCCACGCCGGCCTTCACATCGGCGGCCGCCGGCAGCAGCGTGCCGTCCACAAGGAACAGCCCGCCCCCGAGGGGGAGCAGGTCGTCGGCTTCGATGACGTAGACCTTCTTCGCCATGGTTCGCCCTCAGACCGCGTAGGTGTAGGTGGCGCGCAGATCCCAGCGCCGGCAGAAGTCGCGCACCCCGTCGGCGAACGCGGAACTGCCGTTTTCGTCAATTCGCCGGATCATCCACACGGCGGCACCCTCGGAAGGGTCGTCGCCAAGCGCGTGACCGACGTAGGTGTAGCCGCCGGCCTCGGCCACGCGGGTTACGGCCAGTCCGGCGGCGATCAGGGCGGCCGGGTTCATGCGCAGTCCGGTGATCATGTTGCGGTCCTCCTTCTCTCACCTGCCCAGGGCCCGGCGCAGCTGCCCGACGGTCGTCCTGTCAAGCACCACCGGCTCGGGGCCGGCCTTCGCGGCGAACGGGTCGAAGTCCTCGGGCCGGAACGGCCGGCACCTGCGCGGGTCGCGGTTGACATTGGCGATCAGGGCCATGAGCGGGCCCATCCTCATCCAGCGTTCCCGGTGCGCCCCGTCGGCCATCCACAGCAGCTCCCGCAGCGTGAACGGCCGGGGGTCGGCCGGGATCATCCCGGCGACGCGCCAGACGTCCCCCCAAGGATCGTCTCCGGCCGGATCGCGGCCACCTGCGCCTCCGCGGCCCTGACCGCGGCCTGCATCAGCGCCGCATGCTTCGCCACCGCGGCCGCCCGGTCGGCACGGCCGCGGCTCCGGAAAAAATCCACCATCTCCGCGAAGAACGCCTCCTGGGCGGCGAGCAGCGTCGCCCCGTCGAAGGCGGCCAGGATGTCGGCCTCGGTCAGCTTGCAGGCCTCCATCTGCCGGGCGAGGAGCTGGCAGATCACCGAGCCGAGCAGGAACTCGTCGGTGGTGAGGCGGGTGACCAGCGGCGGCTCGCCGGCCTCGGGCGCCAGCAGGTCCACGCCGAGCCCGTTCTTCACCTGGAGCGCCGTGCCGAGGTTCAGCACGATCTGCCAGCTGCGGCCCTGTGTGTCTGTGAACTGTCGCATCGGGCAAGCCCTCCGCTGCGGCGTGGTTACGACCCGGCCCCGACCTCGACCCAGGCGGTGAAGCTGGTGAGCTTGGCGGTCACCGTGACCACCACGCCCTCCTCCAGTTCCTCCGTGCGGCTGAAGCCGGTGACGGCCCAGTCGCCGTGCGGCCCCTCGGAGCCGGCGCTGTCCCTGGCGCCGGTCAGGACCGCCAGGCAGACGGACGTGCCGCCGAGGTAGGCGTCGCGCAGCGTCTCGTAGCCCGCGTCGCCGGGCTTGAACACCACCTCCAGTTCCGCCGACAGGCTGCGCAGCGTCGCCGCCGTGGCCCGCCAGCCGCTGTTGGCGCGGGTGGTCACGTCCGCCTCGCCGGCCTCGGCGCTGAGGCCGGCCTTGCGGACCGTGCTCAGTTCAGCCAGGCCCGAGAGCTGGGTCCCGGCCGCGCCGCAGTACACCTTGCAGTCCTTGCCGAGCACGAAATCCATGGTCCTGTCCTCCTGGTCAGCGTTTCACACTGTCGGCCCACAGCGCGGGCAGCCGGGCCCGTTCGGTGTCGAAGGCCGGCTGCATGAACGGCCGGGGCCGGTAGCGCGGCCGGTAGGCGCCGCCGCCGCGGCCCCGGGCCTTCCGCTGCGCCCGGCCGCCGTGCTCGAGCAGGCTTGGCGCATCGCCGCGCCCCCTGCCCGTCAGGCGTGCCGGGCCGATCACCACGGAACTCCGGGCCGGCTCGTAGGCGAACCAGATGAAGCGCCTGACAAGCCCGGTGTGCGAGTGCGGCGGCTGCCCCGGCGGCGCGGAGCCGGTGCGTGTGCGCAGGCTTCGCCGGGCCGTCTGGCGCACGAAAGCCCCGAATCGCGACAGCGCGCGCCGCGTGGCCCTGTCCACGGCACCGGTGACGGCCGCGCGGTCGAAGAAGAGCGCCTTCATCGTGACGATGCTGTTGCTCATGTCCGGTAGCTCACCGTAACGACGCTGGTGAACACGCGCAGCTGCTCGAGGTGCTCCGGCGCGAACACCGGCTCGTTGACGGCGTCCAGGAACACGGCCTCCGGCGCGGCCGCCAGCGGCCGGCGCCAGAGGAAGTCCAGCACCCGCTGCGCAAGGCCGGCCAGGGCGGGGACATCGGACTCCAGGTCCGCCCCGACCTTCCTCTGGATGCCGATGTCGACCGTCACGTCCAGGCCGCGGCGGGTGCGGGTCGCCTGGGCCGGCTGCACGGCCCTGGGCACCACGGAGACCCTGGACGTCTCCAGGTCATCGATCCCTGCGCCCGGAAGCGCCGTCAGGGTTGCCGTGAACTCCCCGGCGAAGCCGGTGTTCAGCTCGGCGGCCACGGCGGCGGCGATGTCGAAGGCAACGGACATGGCTTCAGGCCTCCCCGGTGTCGCGGGTGTGGATGCGCCGGGCCAGCCGGCCGGCGTCCGTCCAGCGCCAGCACGGCTCGCCGCCAAGGGCCGTCACCTCGCAGCGCCGGCCGGCAAAGAGGATCGTGTCGCCCGGTTCAGGGTCCGCCGCGAGCTCCGCGGCGGACGCGATGAAGTCCATCGCACACGCCTCGACCGGGAGCCCGGCCGCATCCAGGCGTTCGCAGCGGATCTGGCTGGCCGTGACGTGGACTGTGACGCCGCCGGCCTGGCCGGCCCGGACATAGGTGGCCGGGCTGGCCATGTGTTCCGCCCGCCTGCGGTGCAGCCACGCGATCCCGTCCTGGAGGATGTCAGGCACAGCCGGCCTCCCTGAGGATGCGCTCCAGCGGCGTGCCGGCGGCGAGCTCTTCGTTCGAGTACTGCCGGTCGGCCAGGTGGGCGAGGTAGTTCACGACGGCCTCGCGGGCCGGCGCCGGCGGGGCCTGGAGGAGTTCCGGCAGCGTCGCCGGCGTCCACTGCGCGGCCACGCCCCCGGCCAGGTAGAGGGCCGGCCCCAGCGCCAGGACCGGCGCGCCCATGGCCAGCAGCTCGTTGCCGGCGTTGCTGTTCAGCATGACCGCACAGCTGCACTCCCGCGCCAGGTCGGCCAGGGAGGCCTCGGGGCGGCGCGGCAGGCGCAGGGTGTGCGGCGGGCGCGGCCGGGCCAGCGGGTGGTCGCGGAAGATCGCCTGGACGCCGGGAACGCGCGAGACCATGCGCTCAAGCTCCGTGGCGAAGTGCACCTCGCAGTCGTCCAGCTGCGAGTCGCCGTCGACCTGGCCGACGACCAGGGCCGGGCCGCGCCGGCGCGCCGGCGCGGGAAGGCTGTGCGGCCACACCCTGCGCAGCCGGTCGACGGCGCCGGGCGGCGCGGTGGCCCGCAGCGCCTCGGGCCGCGCCCACCCGGCCCAGTGCAGGATGCCGGCGTGGTCGACCTGATGGTGGCGGCGGCGGTCGAAGAACCCGTGCTCGACATGCAGCACCGTCAGCCCGAGCGCCCGGGCCCGGGCCACGGCGTCGGCATACAGGCTCCGGCGGCCGTTCCACACGACCAGCAGGTCCGCGTAGGTCAGGAGATCGGGGTCGCCGAGGAGCCGCGCCTCCGCCGTCCAGCCCAGCCGCGCCAGCCCGGCCGCGATGCTGCGGAACGGCTGCCACTCCTCCTGCCACTGCTGGTCGATCACGCCCAGCACGGCCCGCCGGCGGCCGCCGCCGGCGACCGCGAGCGCCTGGTCCTGCACCGCGATCTTCGGCCTGTTCGCGGCCCACAGATGCATCGCGAAGGGCAGCTGCCCGCCGGTGGCGCGGCACAGCCGCCGCATGTGCCGCACGTCGCCGGTGGCCTGCAGGACCTCGTGGGCGCGGCCGGCCTGGCCGATGGCCGCCGGGAAGCACCACTGCGGCTCGGCCACGGTGAAGAGTCCCGGCCGTGCCTTCGCCGCCTCTGCGAACAGCCGCGGCCCCAGGTCGCAGTACCCGAGGGGCGGCCGGCGGCCGGCGAGGATCCCGTCCAGCAGCGGCCAGCCGGGCCACTCAGGGCCGCAGGCAAGCGGCGCCGCGGCGTGCGTCCAGGCCGGGTTGCGGTTGCCCTGCTGGCGGGAGATGAACATGGTGCGGCCGTCCAGGCCGTAGGCCAGCTCGAGGTCGGCCAGCGGCCGGAACGGGACGAAGTCCACGTCCCAGTACCAGCCGCCGTGGGTGCGCAGCGCCGAGAGCCGCAGAAGGTCGCTTTGCATCGATGGCGCCGTCGCCGGCGCGTACAGCCTCCGGTATGGCTCCGTGAGCGCCTCCCCGCCGTGCACCAGGACCTGGTGCCCGGGGTTCAGCGCCCTGAAGGACTCGATGTTGCGCGCGGCCCAGTCGGGCATCGGCGCCTCACCGACCCACACGAAATGGATCAGCTTCGGGATCACGGCGGCGTGGTGCTCCTCGCACTCCGGGGGGTCACTGCTCGAGGCGCACCCGCACGACTGCCGCGTCGGCGGCCGCCGCCCGGACCACCTTGCCGACGTACTTGTTCGCGCCGCCGCCGGCCCCGGCCGTCACGACTTCGCCCGCGGCGTCCCAGTAGACCTTGGCCCCGGCCGCCAGCGCCGACGCGCTGGTCGTGGCCTTCGGGAAGTCGAAGACGCCGGTCACCGCCAGCGCGCCCAGCTTCCCGGCCGCGATGTCGAGCTTGGCCACTCCCACCAGATCGCCCTGCACGACCACGTCGCCGGCGCTCACGGCCGCCACGGGGGTGTAGTCAATCGAACCGCCTCTCTGGATGAACGTGGTGCTCACTGTGTGTGGTTCCTTTCAGCTCACGCTTCGCCCTTGAATCGAACCATGCCCCGGTAGTCCTGCTCCCGGACGCCGATGTCGAAGTAGACGCGGAACTTGATCCCGAGGGTGTCGAAGTCGGTCTCGCCCTGTTCGACGGTGGGCACCCGGCGGCCCTTGAGGTACCCGATCTCGAAGGTGTCCACGACCTGCGGGTCGGCGAACAGATACCAGGCCTTCGCCGAGGCGCCGGCGTAGTTGGTGTTCGAGAGGTAGGGGCTGGTGACCACTTCCAGATCCTCGTCGGCCAGGGCGTTGTAGGTCGGGATGCGCGCCTTGTTCGTCGTGCCCGTGGCGAAGAACGTCACCGAGTTCAGGAGTTCGCGCGCCGTCATCTTCAGCGCCGTCGGCACGAGGAGGAACCTGGGGTTCACGCTGATCGGCTGGCCGTCGGCGTCGGTCTGGTCCAGGAACAGCTGGATCGCGAGGGCGAGGGAGTCGGCCGAGAGCGCGGTGTCCGCGCCCTCGGCCCAGTTCCTGTGGTCGGCGTGGAAGAGCGCCTTGCCGTCGCCCTGGGCGGGGTTGGCCAGGAGCCGCGTGAAGAACAGCTGGTCGATCTTGCGCGCGGCCCGCGCGCCCAT